GAGCAACCCCTGTTTGGGGATGGACTTTAAGTACACGACCGCCATCAGCCGAATCCGTCGGATGACGGCCCGGAAGAAGGTCATCCAAGGAGGCACAAGTGCGGGGAAGACCCTCGCCATCCTTGCGGTCCTCATCGACATCGCAGCAAAGAACAAGACCGAGATATCGGTCGTATCCGAATCCATCCCCCATCTACGGAGGGGTGCAATCAAGGACTTCGCCAAGGTCATGCAATGGACGGGCCGATGGGTCGCAGACCGATGGAACAAGACCCTGCTGACCTACAACTTCGCTAATGGCTCGGTCATCGAGTTCTTTTCGGCTGATTCCGAGGCAAGGCTCCGAGGGGCAAGGAGGCAGGTGGTTTACATCAACGAGGCCAACAACATCGACTTTGAATCTTACTATCAGTTGGCAATCCGTACCAGCGAGGCCATCTACATCGACTTCAACCCGACACACGAGTTTTGGGCGCATACCGAGGTCCTGCCCGAACAGGATGCAGAACTGATAATCCTTACCTACAACGACAACGAGGCCCTGCCTGATACCATCAAGCGGGACATTGAACTAAACCGAACCAAAGCCGAAACGTCAGCCTATTGGGCGAACTGGTGGAAGGTGTACGGCCTCGGTCAGGTCGGGACGCTTCAGGGGGCGATATACGAGGACTTCGAGGTCGTGGAGGGTATAGATGTCAGCCGTGCGAAATTCGTCGCCTTAGGGCTTGACTGGGGCTTTAGCAATGACCCTACGGCCTTGGTCGCAATATACCGCCAAGGGGACTGCCTGCTCATCCAAGAACTGCTTTACGCTACGGGCCTGACCAACCAAGACATCGCAGACAAACTGCGGTCGCTCGGCATTACAAGGGCTTGGGAAATTGTCGCAGATTCAGCCGAACCCAAGAGCATCGAAGAAATCTACCGATTGGGATTCAACATCAAGCCAGCGGAGAAAGGCCCCGATTCGGTCAGGAACGGGATAGACATCCTCAAGCGGTTCAAATTGCAGGTTACCAAGGATTCCACAAACTTGATTAAAGAACTACGGTCCTACACTTGGGCCACCGATAAGGAAGGCAAGAACACAGGGGTTCCGATTGATTCCTTCAACCACGCCTGCGATGCGATGCGGTATGTGGCACTCAACAAGTTAAGGGTCAGTAACTCGGGGAAGTACGTTGTTGTTTAACTTTGCAGGACTAAACCTCTAAGCCATGAACCTAAAGCACATCAAAGACGTAATCCTCGTAAATTTAGGAGATATTCCTCGAATCGTGGAGTTCTTTCTTACGCTTACATTGGTGCTAACCGGTGCGACTGTCATTACGGCTATTGCCTGCATTATTGGCTACAAGGTGGCTCTTTTCCTTTGTGGGTTACTTGGTATCGCAATATGAACCCCGAACGCATCCTTGACCTGCTAATTGAAATTGGCAAGACGATTGCAGCCATTTTCTTCATCCTGACCCTTCTAACCCTCCTTTGGACCTTATGAAAGTCGTCCACTACTACCACATCTACTGCGGAGGCAACTGGCAGTTAATTCTGAACCAACATATGATGGCCGTGTGCAATTACGGCCTAATCAACGTCCTCGACGAAATCCGTGTAGGCATTGTCGGACCACCTGAACAACGCAAAGCGGTCAAGGAGGTGCTGGAGAACTCGATGGTTGCGGATAAGGTCAAGGTCGTAGTAACCCGGACCAATGCTTGGGAGCAGGCGACGCTGACTGAAATGTACCGGGCCTCGCAGGAAGAGGAAGCCGTGTACCTCTACGCCCACACGAAAGGAGCAAGCGACCCATCTTTGATAAACCAACTTTGGAATCGAAGTATGACCTTCTTCAATGTCGTGGCTTGGGAGCGGTCCCTGCAACTGCTGGAAGGTGTGGATGCAGTCGGTTGCCACTGGATAACCAAAGAACAGTTTCCGCACATGGCAGACCACAACAACCCCGATGGCTACCCCTACTTTGGTGGGACCTATTGGTGGGCGAAGTCGAGCCACATCAAGGAACTCGGTGAGCCGAAACGGGACCACCGCTGGCAAGCCGAACATTGGATTGGCAAGAAACCCGACACGAAGGTTCACGATACCAACCCCGGATGGCCTTCACCTGAACGCTTTGTCATAACCTTCTAATGTCTTTCATCAACATCGTTACACCCTGCTCAAGACCCGAAAGCCTTGAGGCCATTGCGGATTCAATAAACATTCCCAAGAATCATTACAGGTGGATTGTGGTGTTTGATGCAGACGAGGTTCCATCCGTTGAAATTCCTGCAAATGCAGAGGCACACTCCTACCACGTTGAAGGAGGTTCTGCTGGACACGCCCAAAGGAACTTCGCAAACAAACTGATTCAAGGTGGCTATGTCTTGCAAATTGATGATGATACCATCCTGCATCCTGATTTTTGGGAAGCGGTCAAGGACTGCACCGAAGACTTGGTATGTTGGAAGCAGTGCCACAAAGACGGCCTACACCGTCTAAATGCAGGTGAGTGGCATCTCGGCCACATTGACTCCGGGTCTTTTATGGCTGACCGCAAAGTCATAGGCGACTCTCAATGGATTTTCAACCGATACGATGCGGATGGCTACTTTGCACAAGAGATGCGAGCCAAGACCGAAAGCGTTAAAACAATTCAACAATACCTTTCATTTTACAACTATTTGCGATGAAATACAGCGAAGTATCAAAAGACAACCGATTGCAGGAATTACGCAATACACCGAGAGTTTATTGGACCGCCCTTGAGAATGAAAATAAGGTGGACGGCCTCATTGACCTTTGCCAAAAGTACCTCAAGCCAACGGACAAATGCGTAGAGGTTGGATGCTTTTCAGGGGTCAGCAGTCGTGTAATTGCACTTCACTGCGGAGAGTTGCACTGCATTGACCCTTGGTCTTGGGGCGCAGTAGCACAAGCCGAGCAAATGTTTGACTCAATGCTTGCGAACTACCCCAACATCGCCAAGGTTAAGATGACCAGCGTTGAGGCATCCAAGCAATATGCCGATGGCTCTCTTGACTTCGTGTACGTTGACGCTGACCACGCCTACGCTTCGGTCGTGGAAGACATCAACGCTTGGAAGCCGAAGGTCAAGCCGGGCGGTTACATCGCAGGCCACGACTCCTATATGCCCGAAGTCTTAAAGGCGGTCATGGACTGCCTCGGAGAACCCTTGCAATACTTCACCGACACCTCTTGGATTGTCAAACTATGAAACTCCAAGACCTGACCATCGATCAGTTCCAACGCATCGGGGCCATTGAGTTCAGCAGCGTCCTTGGGGACTACGACAAGCGCGCAGGAGTCGTCGCAATCGTTGAGGGGGTGGATATATCCCTCGTTCGAGAGATGCCCGCCAAGAGCGTCCTAAAGCGTTACAAGGCCATTATCAGCGAGTGGAATGCATTGCCTGCGTTGGGTTACAAGCGAAAGTTCAAAGCCGGGGGCAAGTGGTGGATTCCGACCGTGTTTACGGATGAACTCACCGCCGGGCAGTTGATTGAACTCATGGACGCAAACACGACCGACGAGAAGCAGTTGTTGCAGAACCTCCACCGAATCATGGCGACCCTCTGCCGGGAAGGCGGTCTATTCGGATTCTTCCCGAAAAAGTACGACGGGGCTGCCCATGCGGAGCGAGCCGAACTGATGAAGAAGTACGCCAAGGTGGGCGACGTTTGGGGGGTTGTCAGTTTTTTTTTGCTAAGTTCAGAATCCTACTTGAAAGTTTTGAGCGACTATTCCAAGCACCTGATGACGAAGGCCGAGGGGCTGACGTAAGCCCGCTTGCCGGGTACGGCTGGCTGATGGTGGTGTGGCGGATGGCAAACAAAGACGTGCTGAAATTCGATGCCATCTTCGCCATGAAGGCGGTAGAGTTCTTGAACTACGCCCTACTGATTCACGATATTTTGGAGGCGGAGAGGATGGAGGCTGAAAGAGCAAGAAGAAGGTAGTATATTTGCATTAGTCAGGTGGCGGAATGACGGTACAAAGAGTAATGGTATGTGCCTGATACGGTAGACGCTACGAGTTGGATTTAGGTCTCAAACATTCCCGTTCGAGTCGGGCATAGTGGGCCAACTAGGAGAAACTAAGACCATACAGGTTCGAATCCTGTCCTGACTACACATTCCAGCACGGGGGACATTTACCCGTATGGAAACAACCATACTTGCGAATGGCCAACCCGTAGGTAAGTTCGGTAGCGGTTCGATGAAGGGTATCGACCAAACCGCCTTGGAGGGCATTGGTTCAATCGTAGGTCCCAAGGGTGGAGGCAAGTCCCCAGCCCATGATGTCTTGGTCAAGTGGATTGAACGGGTCATCGAACTTGCGAAGAAGAACCTCGAAGCAGCGAACGCAAATGCAGGGGGAACGCTATCCGCATCCATCGCCCCCGAAGACATCGAACTATCGGCAAAGCAAATCGTCGTGGCTATCATGGCCAACCCCTATTGGAAGTATGTTGACCAAGGGGTGCGAGGCAAAACGTCAAGCGTAAAGGCTCCGAGGTCGCCATTCCAATACAGGGACAAGTTCCCACCCGCTCAAGCCATGGCTGATTGGATAGCCAACAAGGAAAAAGCAGTTGTGCCAACCTATTCCCGTGAACTCAAGCGGATGCGGACGAAGCAGGAGCAGGGATTGGTCGATGGCAGGTCGGTAGCCTATTGGGTATTCCAGCGAGGAACACGGGCCACGAACTTCATGTCTAACGCCCTATCCCCCGAAATGATAGACGTTTTGGTGAACACAATCGCTGAAACCCTTGGCAAACCCATAAGCGTAGCAACCAAACTATAAAATGGCAACAACCGTCCTATCAGGGTCGCCCCAAGCAGCGACACCCGTTTACAACAAGATGATATTCAAAGTCAGCGGTTCGCTGATTGCACAACCCAACTACCGTTACGTCTGCGATGTGAAGAACCCAGCAGGGACGACCCTTGCACGGCTCAAGTGCGACAAACTGCCCACCACCAACTTCGGGTTCTTTGACGTTGCCAAGGTCGTTGAAACGCTGATTGCACCGACCAAGCCAACCTTGACCCAAACGGGCTTCGTTGACCATGCCGGGTATTATGCTGGGTACCGATTGGACTTCATGGAGGAATACGGAAACACTCCAGTCGTTTACACGGGAACGGTTACAACCGTGTCGGGGAATGTTGCCTTTGCAGGAAACTTGGAGCAACTCGAACTTGCGACTTGGAGTGGTGGTCTGTACTTTCCGAGCGGTGCTATCGTCAACGAAACGACCCGGATGCTGACAACCCCGACGACTCGCACGGTCTATGCGGACGGCTACGGATGGCTTTCCATTGGGCAGTTCAACTATGGGGTCAATAACGCTTACGTTCAGTATTGGAACGCAACAGGAGCGACCCATGCAAGACAGTTCGAAGTGTTAGCGTCGAATGTATCGGGTTCGAATGTCATCCGCTTCGGGGTCGGGCCGATGAACCTCAAAGCCCTCACGTCGGGGCAATGCTCGGACGGATTGGCAGGGTCGGTCAACTTCCAAGGCAATGCAGGGGACTTCTACGACGTTTACTTCCAAAAGGGGGCGAACATCACGATTCGTCAGAGGTACGTCATCGGGCAATGTCAGCGATTCAACTCCATCCCGGTACACTTT